CGATCACCTCACGGGCTTCGGCGGTGGCGCTCGCGGCGGTGCAGGCCGATACCGACGATCTGCAAACGCGCGTGCCAGCCACGCTCAACGCGGGCAGGATGCGAGCCCACGTCGAGGCCATGGACACCGACGTGATCGGGAGCGCGCAGATCGCGGCGGGGGCGATCGGCGTGTCGGAGGCTCCGAACCTCGACGCGGCGGTCAGCTCGCGGGCGGCACCAGGTGCGGCGATGACCTTGACCGCTGGCGAGCGAACCGCGATCGACTCTCAGCTCTCGGGCTCTCATGGAGCGGGCTCGTGGGAGGGGTCGAGCGCGGCGGCGGTAGCAGATGCGGTGTGGGACGAGGCCAAGAGCGGGCACGTTGCGGTCGGCAGCTTCGGCGAGGAGGTGCAGAGCCACGCGACCCAGGCCGAGATCCTCTCGGATGCGACGCCCTTCCAGGGCGCTCGGATCGATGCCGCCATCAGCTCTCGCGCGGCACCAGGGGCGGCCATGGATCTGGTGACCGATGCCGTTGACGCTGCGGCGCTCGCGGCCTCTGCCGTCTCGGAGATCGATTCGGCGCTCTCGGCCGCGCATGGCGCGGGAAGCTGGGAGGGCGGAACGCCCGCGGCGGTGGCGGGAGCGGTTTGGGATGAGCCGAAGCTCGGGCATGGGGTGGCTGGCACGTTCGGCGCCGAGCTTCAGGGGAAGCCGAGCGCGACGGAAGTAGCGGGGGCGGTCTGCGAGGAGGCTCTCCCGGGCGGCCATCCCCCGGGAAGCTCCGGGGAGCGGCTCGCGACGACAGACGATAGGGTCGACGCCGCGGTAACCACCCGGGCCGCGCCGGGCGCCGCAATGACCCTGACGGCAGGGGAGCGGGTCGCGGTAGGGGCCCAGGTCGATGCACAGCTCGCGGCCGCTCACGGAGCAGGGAGCTGGGAAGGACCGGCGCTCGGGGCGGTGGCAGACGCGGTATGGGACGAGCCCCTGGCAGGCCACGCAGGCCCCGGGAGCGCGGGGGCGGAGCTATCGGCTAAGGCCGAGCCCGCGGACGTCCTGGCGCAGGCTGGGGCGGCCCTGGTGACCTACGGGCCTACGATTCCGGCCGACCTCGTGCCCATTCCGGCCGCGGTCGACGCCCAGCTTTCCGGAACGCACGGGGCGGGGAGCTGGCAATCCCCCTCTGCCGGGCTGGTAGCCGGGGCTGTCTGGGACGAGGCGAAGGCGGGGCATGTTGGGCTGGGGACGTTTGGCGAGGAAGTTCAGACCCATGCCACCCCGTCCGAGGTTCGGGCACAGGCGATTCTGGCTCTCGGCGACTACGACGCGGCCGATGGCGCCGACATCGCGGGGGTTCCGGCGGACGTCGACCTCCAGCTTTCCGGAACGCATGGCTCCGGGAGCTGGGAGGGAGCGGCTCCGGTCGCGGTGGCGGGCGCGGTCTGGGATGAGGCGCTGGCTGGACACGCCGGCGCCGGGAGCGCGGGCAAGGCGCTCGAGGATGCCCGGGCCGCGGCCGTGGCGGTCAATGCGCGGATCCCGGCCGATCCGACCTCGACCGCAACCGAGGCGCTAGCCCACGGTGTGACCCAGGCCGCGGTGGGCGCGGTGGGCGCGGACGTGGCGACCCTGCTCGCGCGGCTGACCTTGGCGCGGGCTGCGGCGCTCGACCTGCTTCCGGGCGTGGCTTCGGATGCGGTCCTGACGCGACGGATCCTCGTGAACCGTCTCGAGCTTGCGGATGGGACCACGAACAACTGGATCCTGTATGCAGACGACGACGTGACGCCGCTCTTGCGCTTCTCCGTCTCCGACAAGGATGGGGAAGCGATCCGGCTCGCCAAGTACGTTCCGGCCCGAAGGACGAGGGGCACATGATCACGACGTGGGGATGGGGCTCCGGGGTCATTGGGACCGCGGGCTGGGGAGAGCGCGGCGGCGCCGGGCCGCGGCCGACCGCGCTCCGCCCGGACATCACCGACTCGCTCGAGCTGGTGCCCGAGGTATCCGCTCGCCAGCTCGCGCCGATGGCGGAGGCCTCGCCAGAGGGACCTCGGCCGCGGCTCGAAGGGAGCGGGGAGCTTCGCCCCCGGGTGGCCACGGGGGACGATGAAACGCCGCAGACCGACGCTGGACAGATCAAACCGCGTCTCGAGAGGTGACCCGTGGCAACCGTGATCAAGCTGAAGATCCAGGTCGACGAGCTGGACAACGTGCTCGAGCAGTTCGACAGGATCAAGGTCTACCGCTCGACGACGGGCATCGCGGGAACCTATGCCGAGCTGACCACGCTGTCGACACGGATCATGCTCGAGCAGGGGAAGGCCGCCTACGAATACGACGACCTCGCGGGAGAGATCACCTTCTGGTATCGCACGAGCTACTTCTCGACGGGGACGGGTCAGGAGTCGGCGCAGAGCGACCCCCAGCTCGGGGACGATCCGATCAGCGATCTGATCCTCTCGGTGTCGCAGCTCAAGCAGATCTACCTCTTCGGCGTCGACCTCACCGACGACCGCAACACGCCCTATCCCGACCTGATGTTCAAGTGGGGCGTCCGGTACGCGATTGCACGGCTCGAGCGCGAGCTGGACATCAAGATCCGGCCCACACGCATCGTCGAGCGGTACGACTACTATCGCAACGACTATCAGGCCTGGACCTTCATCCGGCTGCGCCAGGCGCCGGTGATCAGCGTCGCCTCGGTCAAGGTGAAGTGGCCGAGCGATGCGACGGTGATCGAGTTCCCGAGCAACTGGATCCAGCTCCGGGCCGATGTCGGGCAAGTCAACATCGTTCCGACGGCGGGGACGCTGTCCCAGGTGATGCTGACCGCAGGGGGTAGCTTCCTTCCGCTGATCGCGGCTGGCCGCGACTTCGTTCCGAACATCCTCGAGGTGGACTACACGGCCGGCTTCGCCGAGGGCGAGGTGCCGATGGATCTGCGGGAGACGATCGGCAAGATCGCGAGCTTCGGGCCGCTCAACATCGCGGGCGACTTGATCGCGGGGGCAGGCATCGCATCGCAGTCCGTTGGAATCGACGGGCTCTCGCAGTCGATCAGCACGACCTCAAGCGCGACCAACGCCGGATATGGAGCAAGGCTTATTCAGTATGAGAAAGAATTGAAGCAGATCCTTCCGGTCCTGCGCCGCTACTACAAGGGCATCCGCTTGACGGCCCTGTGAGGTTTTCATGCCCGACCTGAAGCCACGCATCCTGACCGGACTCCCCGAGGGGACGAAGGAGCGACCTCGCGGGGACTTCCGGATGGCCGAGTTCGATCGGCTGTTCAAGACGAAGGGCTATGAGCTGTGGTGGAGTCGAGGCGGGATCTGTCCCTGCGAGCTGAACGACCAAACGGAGCAGGCCGATCCGAATTGTCCTCTGTGCCGAGGGAAGGGCTTCTATTACTACCTCCCTGATCCGGCAGTCACCGCTGGCGCGACAGAGGACAAGGCCGGGAACCCGATCGAGCTGAACGACGCCGGCGACGCGATCGGGATCCAGGCAATCATGACCTCGATGACCCAGGACGTGCAGATCTTCGAGAAGTTCGGGGAGTGGGTGTTCGGCATGTGCCGGGTCACGACGCAATGGGAGAACCATCTCGCCTACGGTGACCGGCTGATCTCGAGACGTTCGATCATGCCCTGGAACCAGGTAATCGTGGCTTCCGGAGCGGCGGAGATCGCGGTGGTGGGCGGGGAGTCCAAGGCCGGTCTGCGCTATGCGCTCGCGGAGATCGTCTCTCTCCGGAGCGTGGCGCGGGCATTCCGGAACGGGGAGGATTTCGATCTGTCGCCGGAAGGCACGATCCGCTGGCTGGCGACACCTCCGGTTTCCGGGACCAGGCTCTCCCTGGGAGGCTTCATCCATCCGGTCTGGATCGTCCAGGATTTCGCGCATGTCTACCGAGACACGCTGGTGCAGAAGAAGGCGGCGAGCGACCGCCCGGAGGACCAGTTCCAGCACATGCCGATCCAGACCGTTGCCAAGTTGGACTTTCTGATAAAGCCCTGAGATATTAAGCCCGGAATGACGCTGATCGACATCGAGATGGACTCCCGGATTCCGCAGACGTTGTCTGCGATGTTGGGGGAGACGTTCATCGAGAGGATGCTGTCCGATGTCGCGGCCGGAGCCCGGAATGAGTGGATCCGGCTCGCGCGCCAGCGGCTTCACAGCTCGAAGGAGGCCTACGTCGACGGAATCCAGCCCGTCGAGGTGCTGCCCCGGATGCGGGTGATCGCGCTGGTGGGCTGGCTTCCGAACGCGATCGAGAACGGCGCCGAGCCCTACGACATGCGGGAGACGCTGCTCGGGCCCAATTCCACGATCCGGCGCCAGGGAAAGAAGGGCGCCTATGCCAGCGTCCCATTCCGCCACGGGACGCCAGGAAGCCGCGGCCAGTCCGGAACGCCGATGGGCGCGGCCTACGGCCCAACCCATTCCGGAAGCCGTCGCGCCGGGGACCTGATGAGTCCGCAGGGCGCCCGGGAGCTGGGGCTTCGGATCTATGACATGGCGAAGCGACTCTCGCCGACCAAGGTCGGCCAGGGCCAGCGGACGCGCTGGGGCGAGCGGTTGCCGGCGGGCTTCGCCCCGCTCCTCCGCGGCGCCAACCCTGCCCACCCCGATCCCAGAATGCGCCAGGGGCACAAGACGGACATCTACGCCGGCATGGTCCGCGAGCGCCACACCTACGCGAAGGCGACGCAGACCCAATACATGACCTGGCGGACGATCTCGGAGTCGAACCCGCAGGGATGGATCCACCCCGGAATCGAAGCCCATCACCTCGTGGATCAGGTGTCGGCCTACGTCGCCCGGATCGTGCCACGGGTGATCTCGTCGGCGGTTGACGCTGCTCTGAAGCGCGGGCACGGGGTGAGCCGATGATCGAGCGCCGCCTCTTCCGGATCGTGAAGGCCGGGATCGACTGGTACGCGGAGCGGCCGGAGCGGTTCCAGAGGTTCCTGCTCACGCAGAAGGAGCTTTCCGAGGAGGAAGCGGCAATCGCCCGCATCTACTTCGGCGGCGACCCCGATGCTTCCCCCCCGGTGGAGCCGCACCCTCCGACGCTGATTCACGGCTACGCGCGGACCGGCGGACCCTTCCCCTGTGTCGCTCTCACCCTGGGGGGCGAGGACATCTCGACCGACTACCTCGGTCGCGATGCTTCGATGCTGGGCTCAGACGGCGAGGAGTTTTTCGATCCGGAGACGGGCGCGGTCGTCGATCCGCACGTTCGCCGGATGCGCTACACCTTCAACTTCCTGATCCATGCCGATCATCCGGATGTCGCGATCTGGTACTACCACCTCCTGAAGCAGATCATCATCAGCTCGCATCGCGAGCTGGAAGCCGACGATGTCGAGGACGTGACGATCTCCGGGCGCGACCTCGCTCCCGACGCGCGCTATCTGCCCGACACCATCTTTACCCGCATGCTGGTGGTGACCTGCGAAGGGGACGAGGTGTGGGACTCGCCCATGGGAGATCGCGCGTCGAGCGTGGCCGGGATCCACGTCGAGAACCGAACCACGGGCGTTACCGGAGGGGTGACCCCCTACGTCGAGGAGTGATCCGATGCCTTTCGATGACGAGAACGAGTTCGCCCCCGAAGAGCCGACGCCCGAGCCGACGCCCGGGCCAGCGGTTCCGTCGGGCGAGCTGAACCTGACGGCGAGGCAGTTCCTCCGCGCTCGAGGCTTCAAGTGGCAACGGAGCGCGGGGTTCCTGCACGACATGAAACGGGCCTGGGGCGAAGGCGCCCGCAAACCTTGCTCGCACTGGCAACCGCTATGGGATGCCTTCTGGCAGCGAGCCGTGAAGTAGGAGAGAGGACACCATGAGCGCAACGACAATCTTCTTCAACGGTAAGCTGATCTCGGTGCCCGGCTCCTACTCGGAGGTGGACGCCAGCGGGCTCGAGGCTGTCGGCCTCGGGGCGAGCGGGATCGTGGCCCTTCTCGGGACTGCGGTCGGAGGGAAGCCCTACACCGCGATCGGTTCCGACGTGGCGAGCGATCTCCAGATCGCGACGCGCCCGGCGCAGCCCTTCAAGTTCTTCCGGAGCGGGGACCTGCGCGAGGCCGCGCCGCTCGTCTTCGGCCCGTCGACGGATCCCGACATCCCCAGCGGGGCGCAGGCAATCATCTTCGTCAAGGTGAACCCGGCCGAGGCCGCGGTCGCCACGTTCATCAACGCCGATGGGCCGGCGCTCGTGCTCACGGCGAAAGACTATGGCTATTTCACGAACCAGATCGCAGCCGAGATCGGGAACGGAACGGCCATGGGCAAGATGATCACCCTGACGTTCGAGGACATCGAGGAGGTGTTCGACGACGTGGGTGGGGAAGCCGTCTTCGCTCTGAAGTACCTCTCGGGCACCCCGTCGACCGGCTTCACCACGATCACGGTCGCGGTCACGGCCTCGGCCATCGTGACGGCCTTCACGCGCGCGGGCCTGGGGCTCGACGGAGACGTGACGGCGCAAGTCACGGCGGGCCAGGTGATCGAGCTGGTGTCTTCGAGCGCCGCGGACACCGCGGTTGTCGTTGAGATCTTCGGCACCAATGCCTCGAACGCGACGCAGCGACAGCAGGCGACGCTGAACGGCATCACGGCGGTCGACACGGTCGGGGTCTGGAACAGCTTCCACGGCGCCCGGATCGTGTCCGGCATCGCGGTCGGCACCATCACGCTCCGAAACGACGGCGCGGGAACCACGATCACGACGCTGACCGCTGGTGTCCCGACCAAGGGGCTCCGGGCCTGCACCGACATGGTGGTTGCCGGCACCGCGGTCGCCTACGTCGCAGACGGCGCCTCGACGGCGCGGGTCACGGCCTACGGCCTGAGTTCGACGGGCGTGATCCAAACCGAGGTGAAGCAGCTCGCCGGCGCGGCGCCGGTTGCGGGCACCGCGCTCTGGAAGAGGATCGACTTCCTCGCCCTCGGCGAGCTGGCCGCGGCGAGGACGCTCACGGTCAGCGGCACCTCGGTCAATGCTCCGTTCTCGGGCTACTCGACGATCCAGAAGATGGCGGACAAGTTCAACGCGACGCTCGGCTACACGTTCGCGCCCGTCACCAACCGACCATCCACCTTCCTCGCCAGCGATCTCGACATCGCGACCGCGACCAGCATTCTGAGCCCGGCGAATCCCAGCTTCTACGCCAACCTCGCCGCGATCGTGACCAAGCTCAACGCGGAGTCGTCCCTGGTGACGGCCGCGCGCGGGACTCCGGGCACCGGAGCGCCGACCAACACCACGGCCGTGGTCTTCCTCACCGGCGGCCACGAGGGCTCGACCACGCCGGGACAGGAAGCGATCCCGCAGGCAGCTTTCGGCGACTGGCAGGCCGGGCTCGACCTCCTGACCAAGGTCTTCAAGAACAGCGTGGTGGTGGTGACCGGCGACCCCGCGGTCCACGCCGCGCTCGAGGCCCATTGCGCGTACATGGGCGGGATCGGACGCCAGGAGTGCGACGGCTTCGTCGGCCTCATGAATTCCACCCAGACCGACATCGTCGAGAAGAGCAACACCAACCCGCTCACCCCGGGGATCAAGCAGCAGATCATCAACCTGGGCTCGCGGCACATCCGCGCCTTCGCCCAGACTGTTCAGAGGTACGACACCCTTGGCGAGCTTCGCGAGTTCATGCCGCCGTTCGGCGCGGCGATCCTCGCCGGGATGCAGGCGGGCTCCCCCGTCGGAACCAGCCTCACGCACAAGTACGCGAACGTGATCAAGCTCCGCCAGCATTCGGGCTGGAATCCGGTCGATGACGCCGAGGAGATGATCCAGGCCGGGCTCTGCTTCATGGAGACGGTCGACGGTATCGGGCGGCGCGTGGTCCGGAACATCACCACGCACCTCTCGACTTCCAACATCGCTTACACCGAGGGCTCGGTGAACGAGGCGGTGAATTACGCCGTCTATAATTTCCGAACCGAGATGGAGCGCAGCGTCGGCAAGCGGGGCTTCTCTAGCTCGGTGAACGCGACCAAGGGATTCGCGATCAACATCCTCGGCCTGCTCGTCGGCGTCGCGCTCGTGACGTGGCGCAACCTCTCGATCGATCTGATCCTCGACGTGCTCGAGGTGGCCTGCGAGATCGCGCCCGTCCTCCCGATCAACTTCGTCAAATCCACCATTCACCTCGTCAGCGTGCCGCAGTCCGCGGCCGCAGCCTAGGAAAGGCGGCCCGCTATGGAGAAAGGTCGAGTCTTCACCGGAGCGCGCGCGCGCTTCCTGATCAACAACAAGAAGGTCGGCTATGCCACCTCCGTCGCTGGCTCCGAAGAGATCCAGTACGATCCTGTTGAGGTGCTCGACAACATCGAGGTGGAGGAGTTCGTTCCCACAGCCTACCGCGTGACGTTCACAGCCGCGCTGGTGCGGATCATCGGCGAGACAATCAAGTCTCAGGGCTTCTTCCCGAAGGGCGGGACGAGCCCGGACGATCGGCTCAAGAACATCTTGCTCCAGGGCGACATGGTCGGCGTGATCGAGGACTCGAAGACCGGCGCCCTCGTCGCCACCGTGGAGCAAATGAAGATGCAGAGTCGCAACTTCACCGTGAACGCGCGCGGCATCGTGGGAAAGGATGTCACGTTCGTCGCGATCCGCATGCGCGATGAGTCGGAGGCCTGATAGCGGTACTCCGCGGGCACCAGCTCCGGCTTGAAAGTACCGACGGCGCAGAGTTGCGGTGATCGCAGTTCTGCGGCGGTGACTCCCAACTGGGAGTAGACGATGGACACGGCAGTCAAGGCGAGTGAGATCGCCGCGGAGATGGCCGGCACCGAGGCCAAGAG